AAGGCTCCTTACCGTAAGAAGGCTAAATGGATTTTGAATGATTCCACAGTTAAGGCACTCCGTAAGTTAAAGGATGCAAACGGAAATTATATCTGGCAGCCTTCTGTGTCTGTAGGTGTATCGGATATGATTTTGAACCGTCCTTATTATACTTCCACATTTGCACCGGAAGTGGCAGCAGGAGCTACACCTCTTGCATTTGGTGATTTCTCTTATTACTGGATTGCAGACCGTGAGGGCAGAAGTTTTAAGCGTCTGAATGAACTTTATGCAACCACAGGACAGGTCGGCTTCCTTGCAAGTCAGAGAGTGGATGGAAAGCTGATTCTTCCTGAAGCTGTGAAACTGCTTAGTATGAAGTCTGCGTAAGTTAGGGGGATGAGGGTATGCTTGTGACCGTGGATGAAGCGAAATTATATCTGCGTTTGGATGGCACGGAAGAGGATGCCCTCATTCAGGCGCTTTTGGAGACAGCAGAAAGTCTGTGCCAAGATATTGTAAGAACAGATTTTGATGAAATGGAAGAAGTGCCGGAGATTGTGAAAGTTGGAATCTGTTATGCTGTGACCTATTTATATGAAAACAGGGAAAAGGCAGACTTTGATGAGTTGACAAGGATGCTGAAATTCCTGCTGTACAGTGTGCGGAAGGAGGAATTCTGATGCAGGTCGGAAGGATGAGATACCGCATAGAAATACAGGATTACAAAAGTACACAGGATGCAGACGGGTTTGAAACAAGGGAGTGGATGACAGTCCATACGGTATGGGCAGACATCGCTCCCGTTTCCGGTAAAGAGTATATGGCTTCCAACAAAGAGACTGCAGAAATCACAAATAAAATATACATCCGATTTCGTTCAGGCATTAAATCTACCATGAGAATAAAACATGGGGACAGGATTTTTGAAATTGAGTCCGTGCTTGGAGATAAGCGGAGCGGAATGCTTACCATTATGGCGAGGGAGGTGGCGTGATGGCAAAGATGACATTCAAACTGCCGGAGGAAACCATACGAAAGATGGAAGCACTGGGCAGCCATTATGATGCAGTCACAAGTGCAGTATTGGAAGAAGGTGTGAAGCCTTTGTACGATGCTGCGAAACAGAGCCTTTCTTCCGTTATTGGTCAGGGGACAAAAGAACCATGGGAATCAACAGGTGATTTGTTGGATTCTTTGTCTGTCACGAAGCCTTATCAATCTGCAGATGGAAACTGGAACATAAAGGTGGGCTGTATCGGTTATGACAGAAAAGGAGTACCCAACCCACTGAAAGCAGCTGTTCTGGAACATGGTCGTTCTAATCAGCCAGCCAAGCCGTGGGCGAAGCCGGCCGGCAGAAAGGCGAAGAAAGAATGCATCAAAAAGATGCAGGAAGCATTGGATTCGGAGGTGGAGAAATTATGAGTCTGAACAGCCGAATCATAAAGGCATTAGAACCTATGAAACTGAAAGTGACGGTTTCGGAGCATCCGGTTAATGATGAGGAAGGAAAACCTCAACAACCGGATGCTTTTTTGGTAATCATACCCGGAACGGATGATTTCCCTGTATGTGCAGATGACCGACCAATCGTGGAGACAGAGGAAGTTGAACTGGCACTTTACTGCAAAGGAAATTATCTGAAGATGAGGGATGAGATTACCACAAGACTTCTGGATGCTGACATTACGATTGTATCCAGAAAATATATGGAGTTCGAAAAAGAAACAAAATACCACCATTACATTTTTGAAGTAATGGGAATAAGCGAATAGGAAGGAGGATTTGCCAATGGCAACCATCGGTCTTGATAAATTATTTTATGCGCCCATTACAGAGGATGAAAATGAAGAGGAAACCTATGGTACTCCGGTGCAGCTTGCAAAAGCGATTTCTGTGGAGTTGTCTGTAGAACTTGCAGAAGCAGTGCTGTATGCGGATGACGGAATTGCACAGATCATCAAGGAATTCAATTCCGGCACACTGACACTTGGTGTAGATGACATCGGACTTTCCGCAGCATCAGAACTGACAGGTGCAGAGATTGACAGCAATGGTGTACTGGTTTCTACATCGGAAGATGACGGTAAGCCCGTAGCAGTCGGCTTCAGAGCAAAGAAGGCAAACGGAAAATACCGTTATTTCTGGTTATACCGTGTGAAGTTTGCGGTTCCGGCGACCAATCTGGAAACAAAGGGGGAATCCATCAACTTCCAGACACCAAGCATTGAGGGAACGGTAATGCGTAGAAATAAGGTGGACGGAAAGGGCAGACATCCGTGGAAAGCGGAGGTCAGTGAGGATGATTCCGGTGTAAATACAACAACTATCGGAAACTGGTATAAAGAGGTTTACGAGCCTGCTTATACAGCCGAAGCGTCAAATGTATCGGAGGAGGATGCATAGGAGCCGGGTAACCGGGATTTGAAAGGAGAAGCAGTATGTACAGTATAGAAGATAGAAGTCAGGTTATTACAATCGGTGGTGTGGAACACAAGCTGATTCTAACCACCAAGGCAACAAAGGATATTACCAAGCGGTATGGCGGTTTGGAGAAACTCGGTGACAAGCTGTTGAAGAATGCAACGATGGAGGAATCGTTGGGAGAGGTTATATGGCTGATTGCGTTGCTGGCAAATCAGGAAATCCTCATCCATAATTTACAGCACAGGGATGAACCGAAACCGCTTCTTACAGAAGATGAAATAGAACTTCTTACCAATCCGTATGAACTGGCAGAATATAAGGATGCAATCATGGCAGCAATGTTAAAAGGCACGAAACGTCATGTGGAATCCATGCCGGAGAAAAATGAAAAGGGAAACGTACAGACCGGGCAGAGCCACCAGAAGTGAGCTTTGCCCGGTTCGTGTATATCGGAGTAACACAGTTACGGAAACCGGAAGAGGAAGTGCTTTTGACACCGCTTGATGAACTTATGGATCAATGGGAACTTCACAAACAGTTTCTTGGAATTGCGAAGCCTAAGAGGGAGGTTTTCATTGAGGATATCATACCGGAAGGCATCTAAGGAGGTGTTTGGATGGCTGAGAGTTTCGGTGTCAAGATGGGAGTTGAGGGCGAGAAGGAGTTTAAAAATGCCCTAAAGGAAATCAACTCCGCTTTCAAGGTGCTTGGTTCAGAAATGAACCTTGTCACATCGCAATTTGATAAAAACGATAAATCCATCCAGTCCTTAAGTGCAAGAAACGGTGTGCTGACAAAGGAGATAGAAGCACAGAAAAATAAGGTGCAGACTTTACAGGCGGCACTTGAAAATGCTTCCTCTTCTTTTGGGGAAGCGGATAGCCGAACCAGAAGCTGGCAGATACAGCTGAACAATGCACAGGCTGATTTGAATAAAATGGAGTCTGAATTGAAAGCCAATGAGGATGCCATTGACAGACTGGGACAAGAGATGGAGGAAGCAGAGGAACAGACGGATGATTTTGCAGAATCACTCTCAGACAGCGGAGATATGGCAGAGGATTCATCCGGTAAGTTCGAAAAGGTCGGTTCTGTTGTCGCAGGAGTCGGCACGGCTATCGCAGCAGCGGCAGCTGCCATAGGTGCTGCCGTGGTGGTAGCAAGTGTGGAACTGATAAAACTGGGTGATGAATATAATAAGGCGGTCAATCAGATATCCGCATCCACGGGAGCAACAGGCACGGAATTGGAAGAACTTGGTGTAATCGCACAGAAGGTCTATACCAATAATTTCGGTGACAGCCTTGAGGATGTAGCAGAGGGATTATCCGTTGTGCAGAAAACAACCGGACTTGTGGGGGATGAGTTACAGAAAGCCACAGAGTCCGGTTTTGCTTTGCGTGATACCTTCGGATATGATCTGCAGGAATCGGCTCGTGCTGCCAATGCACTGATGAAGAACTTTGGTGTGACAGCAGAGGAAGCATATAACATCATTGCAGTCGGCGCACAGAATGGTGCAGACCAGAACGGGGATTTGCTCGATACCTTAAATGAATATTCTGCACAGTATTCCGCATTGGGATTGTCAGCGGATCAGTTCGTTACCGGACTTATTAATGGTGCGGAAGCGGGTGTGTTTTCCATCGATAAAGTCGGTGATGCGGTCAAGGAATTTAACTTAAGGGCAAAGGACGGAAGCAATACAACCATAGAAGCATTTCAGGCACTTGGAATGAACGCTGATGAAATGACGAAACGGTTTGCTGCCGGAGGAGAGAGTGCCGAGGAAGCCTTCTTCGAAGTTGTGAATGCCTTAAATAATATGGATGATCCGATAGCAAAGAACACGGCTGCGGTTAATCTGTTCGGCACACAGTTTGAAGATTTACAGGCAAATGTACTTCCCGTGCTTGCCGGGATGAAAGATGGGGCGGCTGCAAGCTATGATGCCCTGTCGCAAATCAATGAAATAAAATATGCGGATTTGGATTCTGCATTGGAGGGAACGAAACGCTCCATCGAGGGTGTGTTCCTTCCAACGGTAAGCCAGATGTCCGCAGGAATAACAGATGTATTTTCCACATTGGGAAATGCAATCAATGAAGCAAATGGAGATTTCAGTCAGATAAGTGTGGCAATCGGAACAGCCATAGGAGACGTGGCAGCCATTATCACAGAGCAGATGCCGATGTTCCTTGAGTTAGGACTTAATATCGTGACCTCTATCGGAGGTGCGATTCTGGAAAATCTGCCGATTTTGATTGAGTCTGCGACTAATATTGTACTGACCATTCTGAATTCACTGATAGCCGCCCTTCCTCAGATAACCGAGGGAGCTTTGCAGTTGGTGCTGACATTAGTCAACGGAATTCTTGCGAATTTGCCACAGTTGGTCGAGGCTGCGATTCAGATGATTGTCACACTGGCAACCGGAATAGGAGAGGCATTGCCACAGCTGATTCCAACTATAGTTGATGCGGTAGTTTTAATATGCACCACTTTGCTAAACAACATGGATAAAATTCTGGATGCCGCTTTTTCCATCGTTACCGGATTAGCCCAGGGACTTCTGAATGCACTGCCGAAATTGGTGGCTGCTTTGCCTCAGATTATTTCGTCCATCATCAATTTCATAACCACAAATCTGCCTAAGATTATTGAGATGGGTGTTAAATTGGTGGTTCAGCTGGCAGTTGGGTTGGTTAAGGCGATACCACAGTTGGTAGCAAGTTTACCTCAAATCGTGACAGCCATTATTTCCGGTATTGGAAAAGCTGCGACCTCTATTGTGAGTGTCGGAAAGAATATCGTGACAGGACTTTGGAGTGGTGTTTCTTCCATGATTTCGTGGGTAAAAAACAAGATTTCCGGTTTTGTTGGGGATATCGTTGGCGGTATCAAGAGCCTGCTCGGTATCCACTCGCCATCCCGTGTGTTTGCCGGAATTGGTGACAACATGGCCAAAGGTCTCGGTGAGGGCTTTACGGATGAAATGGATAAGGTGTCAAAGGATATTAACAATGCCATTCCTACAGACTTTGATGTAGATGCAAGAGTGGGAGCGAATACACAGACTTCCGGTTCGGGAAGTGGTGGAACGGTGATTACTTATACCGGTCCGCTTGTGAGTGTGGCACAGATGGTAGTACGAAGTGAGGATGATATCCGAAAGGTATCACAGGGATTATATAACCTGATGCAGTCGGGAACGAGGGCACAGGGAATTATACCAATCACCTAAGAAGGAGGAGAAGCATGGGATTTTCATTTCAGGGAATTCATTCAAAGGAAAAAAAGCTGAAAGCAAGAATTACGGGATATCCTATGCTTCCGGCTTTCAGAAATAATACGGAAAGCATACCGGGAAGGTCAGGGATACTGGATTTTGGAATGGAGTATTCCGAGCGTATCATTCCGGTGGAATGTTCCGTGTTCCCGGAGCAGGACTTTTCTGCTCTGGTACATAGAATAGATGAAATTAATGGGTGGCTGAATCCGTACAGAGGGGTTCAGCCATTGATTTTTGATGAGTACCCGGACAGGTATTTTATGGCGAGACTGAATACGGAAATCAGCATGGAAAGGGTATCACGGGCAGCAGGTACGTTTTCTTTGGAGTTTATCTGTCCTAATCCATTCGGTTATGCCGTAGAGGATGAGGTGTTTTCTATCGCAGCAGAGGGCAAGACCACTGTAAACAGACAAAAGGGAAATCTTATATCTGAACCGATTTTTGAATTAAAAGCGGTTATGGACAGCACCTCTTCTTATGTGGATATCGAAGTAAATGGGGAGTTGGTTCGTGTAAAAGGAAAACTTGCGGAGGGAGAAACCTTTGTGCTTGATACGGCAAAACTGACAGCCAAAGTGGTGGATTCTAATACCAGGGAGACGTTGAGAAACGGTCTTTCACAGCTTGATGAGTTAGTGTTCCCGGAACTGAATCCGGGAGGCAATGAGGTTCTGGTTTCTGTAAGTGGTGCAGCCTTTACGGAGCTTACGATACAGGGAAGGAGCAGGTGGGTGTAATGGGATTAAAATTGCTTGTAAATGCAACCGAGGATTTTACGGGCGAATTTCGGAAAACAGCCAATACACAGGCACAGTGGAAAATGAATGATTCACCGAGTGGTGATGATACAACTCTACACGATTCGTCCGGTCATGCGAGAAATTTTACCATCAATGGCTGGTCGGGAACAACAGCATCTACCCGTGCCGGAAAACTTGGGAAATTTTTTCGGTTCAATACCGTAAATCCGGCAACGGAAAAAACACATCTAAGGGCAACGAATACAGGGGATTTCTTCACAGCATTGGGAAAAAGAATCGTGGCAGGAGGGTGGATATACCCAACTACTTATTCGGTAGGGACAACATTTGTACCTATTTTCAGTACCAGAAGCGGTCCGGGAAATCCTCTGTTTTATCTTTCCCTTCGTTCAGGAAGATTACGAAATATGCTTTATGATTCTTCCGGTACGCTGATTCATGATGTCATTGAACCGGAGCCGATGGGAGTTGTGCTTAAAAATAATGGTGCGTATTTTATTGGAACGGTCATTGATTTGGAGAAAAAGACCGTACAGAGCCTTGTTTGTGACAGAGGCACAGGGGATGTGTTTAAGACAGCAATCCGTTCTTTTACCGGAGAATTGAATCCTTCCTGTACTGCAGATATCGTCATGGGAATGTATGCAGACAGTTACTACTTTGCCGGAGGATTTGATGACTGGTTTTATGAAACGGACTCTGATTTGACAATTGATGATTTGGAAGCACATTTTCTTTCCGGTTTGTTGGCAAATGGTGCAGATGTGGACTCGTCTGTGGATGCCATATCAAATCTGGGAAGTGTGACCTTAAAGCAGACGGATGGCGTATATGCAGAAAGCGGTGTTCTTTATACAAGGATTTTAGACCTTGGGGAAGGTGGTCTTGCCGGAGCGGGAAAGATACAGCTTG